AAAGGCAATAAGTATGAGAGTTGGTGTTTATTGCTGCAAGGCTCACGGACAGACAGAATAAGAAAATCATTGCAGATTATATTCAGCTTGGCAGCTATAGTGGCGCCGGCAAGTTAAATGGGGTAGCGCGTCAAACGGTTAAGCGTATTGTTATGGAAAATGCGGACGTGAGCAAGAAAATACAAAAGAAGAAAGAGGAAAATACAGCAGATATCATTGATTATATGGATAAGCAGCGGAAAGATGTTTGCGAAGTACTTGGGATTTGTTTGGACGAGCTAAAGAAAGAAGGACGGTATGAAAAAATATCACGGCAACAGATAGCCAAAACAATGGCGATTTTAATAGATAAGTATACGGGAATAGGAGGAGCGGTACAGGACGAAGCGCAAGAGGACCCGCTGAGCCGGAGCCTAAGAGAGTTTACAGGAGAGCTTGAAAGCGATGATTAGTGAAAAGCAGGAGAGGATACTAAAGTTTATTAATTCAAAGTATGATGCAATCATTTGTGACGGAGCGGTTCGTTCAGGAAAAACATCGCTCATGTCGTTTGCATTTGTATATTGGGCAATGGAAAATTTCAGTGGTCAGCGATTTGGTATATGTGGCAAGACTGCTGATTCAGCAACAAAAAACATTATCGTTCCATTTATATCCATGAGCTATACGAAAAAGCATTACGCAATGCGTTGGCGGAGGACAGACAAGCTGCTTGAAGTGCGCAAAGGGCGCACAGTCAATTATTTTGAGGTTTTCGGGGGAAAAGACGAGAGCAGTTTTGCACTTATACAGGGCAGAACGCTTGCCGGAGTGTTTCTTGATGAGGTGGTGCTTATGCCGGAGAGTTTTGTTAATCAGGCTTTGGCCAGATGCTCAGTCGAAGGAGCAAAGATGTGGTTTAGCTGCAATCCGGGCAACCCGTCGCACTGGTTTAATCAGGAATGGATTAAAAAACGACAGGACCACAACGCGTTGTACCTGCATTTTGCAATGACAGACAACCCGGGACTGAGCAAAAAGACGCTTGAAATGTATCAGAGCATGTACTCAGGTGTGTTTTATGAGCGTTATGTACTTGGACGATGGGTAGCGGCAGAGGGGCTTGTGTACCCGATGTTTGATGAAAAACTCCATGTCATTGCAACGCCTCTGGAGACAGAGGGTAACTACTATGTTTCCACTGACTATGGTATACAGAACGCAAACGTATTTCAGCTTTGGCGGCGGGAAAAGGGCACAGAGCGATGGATTTGTATTGCCGAAGATTATTACTCGGGCAGAGATGAAAAGCATCAGCTGACAGATGGACAGTTGGTAGACAGGCTGGACGCCATGTTAGGTGACATACATCCACATCGTGTAATTATAGACCCGTCCGCCGCGTCTATGAAAGCGGAACTGCGAAAGCGTGGATACCATACACAGGACGCGAGAAACGATGTGTTAAACGCTATATCGGATGTATGTTCGCTGCTGAAAACGAAGCGGCTCGCATTTATGGAGCGCTGCGAAAGCACAATCAGAGAGTTTGGAGAATATCTGTGGGACAGCAAAGCGGCAGACAATGGAGTTGATTCGCCTTTAAAGGTAAATGACCACGCGATGGACGCAACACGCTATTTTGCCTACACGCTGCGTCTTGCGCAAAAAGCAGGGCGAAAAGAGTACGTACCTGTTTGGCGGTAAATTAAACTGTATCTAGACAACCTTAAATGAAGCAGCGGGGATTTTTTGATTTAGAGGGGTGAAAGACATAAAGACATATCAGGACCTTACAGCCTGTGGGGAGAATGAGACAAATAGGATATCGTTTATCCGAACCGCAATAGAAGACCACAAGGGCAGCGAGCTGTACAGAAAAGCGGTAGAAGCATGGCAATATTACAATGGAGAAAATCCAACGATAAACCGATACGAGAAGATAATATACGACATGCAGGGTCGAGGGCATGTGGACATGTTTACAGCAAACCACAAAATAGCGAGTCCGTTTTTCAGCATAGCCGTAAAACAGGAGTATAACTACCTGCTTGGCAACGGTGTTTCGTTTAAGAAGGAGAGCACAAAACAGAAGCTGGGCCGTGGCGTTAAAACATTTGACGCACAGGCGTCCGTGGCTGGAGAATACGCGCTTATCGGCGGCGTGTCGTTTGGGTTCTGGAATATGGATCACATAGATGTATTTGCGGTGACGGAGTTTGTGCCGCTGTACGACGAGGAAAACGGCGCTTTGATGTCCGGAATACGATTCTGGCAGGTGGACGATAACAAACCCATGCGCTGTACTCTATACGAGCCGGATGGCTTTACAGAGTATTTCCAGCCGCGAGACAAGGAAATGCAGATAATGCAGCCAAAGCGTCCGTACCGTGTTCGCACGATAACGACAGAGGTGGACGGAACAAAAATATACGACGGAGAAAATTATCCGTCGTTCCCGATCGTGCCGCTGAAAAACAACAAAAACTGTCGCTCTGAGCTGTATGGTAAGCGCAATACTATTGATGCGCTGGACCTTGTAACCTCAAACATGGTAAACAACGTAGACGAGGGGAATTTAATCTACTGGGTACTGACAAACTGTGGCGGTATGAATGATATAGATGATACAAAATTTATTGAACAGCTTAAAATGACGCATGTGGTCCATGCAGACGGAGACGCCGGCGCGAAAGCCGAAGCGCACGCAATCGAGGCTCCGTTTGAGGGGAGTAATACCACGGCGGACATGCTTAAACGCAGACTTTACGAGGACTTCCAATGTTTTGACAGGGAGGCTGTTTCCGCTGGAAATCAAACAGCCACGGCAATAAAGGCGACTTACGTGCCGTTGGATTTGAAAACAGACGATTTTGAGCGGCAGGTGACGCGGTTTATAAGCGGCATATTGGAGCTTGCTGGGATTGAGGACGAGCCTACATATACGCGCAATCAAATAGTCAACAAAGCAGAGGAGATTCAGTCTGTTTTGATGTGTGCAGAGTATGTGACGCCAGAATATATTACTAAAAAGCTGCTCACCCTTCTAGGTGACGCGGACATGGCGGAGGAGATTTTAAAACAACAGGCAGCGGAGGATTTGGACAGGTTTGCTGAAGAAAGGGAAAATCAAAAAGAGGACGAAGTAGATGTCCAAGCCTGACGAAGGGCACCGTCTCACCGATAAAGAGCTTGAGGCGTTGGAATGCCGCATTGCCGCGGAGTACCGCAAGGCGGCGAAAGAGCTTCAGGAAAAAATCGACGCATATTTTGACAGTTTCAAAGAACGGGACGCAACACAAAAGAAGCTAATCGGCACAGTAATAAACGGCAAAGAGTACACCGAAAACGATTACATGCAATGGCGGCTTGCACAGATAGGGCGGGGCAAGCGGTTTGAAGCGCTGCGGGACCGCATAGCAGAGCGGATGACAAAGGCAAATGAGTTAGCGGCGGCGTACATAAACAATGTCACGCCGGGAATATACTCACTGAATCGCAATTATGCCGCATATACCATCGAGCGGCAGGTAGGGCGGGACGTAGGCTTTGATTTGTGGGGCGAACAGACCGTTAAGCGTCTGATTGTGGAGCAGCCGGACCTCATGCCATATTACCCGCCAGAGAGGGCGGTAAAACGAGGAATTGACCTTAAATGGGGCAAACAGCAAATCACGGCGCAGGTAACAAGCGGGATATTGCAGGGCGAGAGTATAAAGCATCTGGCGGACCGGCTGCAAAAGAATATACCCAATATGAACAGGGACAGCGCGATACGCGCGGCGAGAACAGCCGTTACGGGAGCGCAGAACGCTGGACGTTATGACAGCTACAGGGCGGCAAAGAAAATGGGGATAGAGGCCAGATGGTTAGCAACACTGGACAACAGGACACGTCACACACACGCAATGCTTGACGGACAGACGCGGGAAATCGACGAACCGTTTGAGGTGGATGGACAAAAAATCATGTTCCCTGGATGCACCTCAATTGGCGAACAAATGGTGATAGGCTCTTTGATTTACAACTGCCGCTGTACCTTAATTGCACAAGTCAAAGGCGTGGACATGAGCGACGCCAAACGCCGCGCCAGAGATCCCGTGACTGGCGAGAGCGAAATAATAGATAATATGACCTATGCTCAGTGGCTGGGAATGAAAAAGGAGCAGCATGGAGAGCAAGCAGTTGACGCTTCGTTTAAACATGTGCGAATTGAAGCCTCAGACAGGGAACAAAGAAGCGACGGTAATACGGTTGAAATGCCCTCAAATTCTGCTACAATAGAAGAAACAGAGAAAAAGGGCGGCGCTGGAATGAAAATAATTGCAAACATTGATAAACAAAAATACTCGCAAATTGCAAATGATATTCGTTCCGAAAAAGTTGTCCTTACCGAAAATCAGAAAGAGCATATTATAAAACGTCGTGGGCAGGAATTTTATAATAAATATAGTCCCTATTTTAAAGATATTGTTGAAGAGCCGGATTATATTTTCAGAGATAAGGCTCATGAAAACACAGCTATTGCAAGTAAAACAATTTCAATAGATAAGAAGAATATAAATCTTGTTATACGTCTTGCTGTAGAAAACGATGATAGTCGTTTGGAAAATTCAATTATTACAGCTATTATAGAAAACGATAAGCGATCTCGTCAGAGGATT